GACCCCCTGTCAACGCACAAACTGTAATTCATTTAGCTGTATGGGCAATGGCCGCTCTATCGTGCAAGCATGGAGCCTTCGCCTTGCTTGTCTCCACCCTGCGGGCTCATGCCGCTATTGCAAACAGCGGAGAGGTTGTTCTCAGCGTTGGCATCTAGCTCAACCGTTGCTGTCATATCCCCGCCAAGCCACTAACCATTCACACACACACGACATCCAGTCGACGATAGTCTTGCTCGCGTGATTATACTGGCGGTAAAGACATTCCATAAAGCCCTCGCAATTCTTTCATTGCGTTACCTGTCTGTCCTTGTTGCCCGTGACTTAAACAATTCCTTATCAGGGTCTTCCGACCCTCATAACCAATCGTGTCAGCCTCTGTCTTTCGTTCGCACTGAAACAATGACGACCCTGACGGGCTGCGGGGCGTTGACTGCATGCTTTCAGCCAGTGCTGGTCTCATCGCCAAGACGGCATCGAGCTGGAGTCGCATTAGTGACTAGGATTAGAAAGGAAAAGAAACATGACAGAAGAAGAAATGATGAAACTTTATGAACTTTATTACTACCTATCAAAGAGAAAAGGAATCAACACATGACACATTCAACATACATCAGTGATCAAGACGACATGATAGAAATGATCGGTACGAAAATGAGCGAATCAACAGCAAGCAACCACATGGAGAACACAATGGACAACATAACAAGCATCAACGCAACAGACTATGCAGCAGCTAACGAGTTCGATGATACTACACGTCGAGTAGACCTCGAGCTACTCGCAGCAGATACATATCAGAAGCGCTGCGATACAGGAGTAAGCGAGGAGCTGCTAACTAAGGCCATCGCAATTATCGCCGCAGCGTTCTACGAAATGGGCACACCCCACGAGGATCACGATGGAGCGACGCAAGTATATAACGACCTCGACTTCCAACAGAAGTCAGCACTCGGCAACATATGCAACAACAGCAACTGGATGATGAGTAGCTCTGCCGAGCGCATAACTAAGCTCTTTACTCAGATGGATCAGCTCGAGGCTACCTTCAAGGGCAGCGACAACGAGATCTTCCAGATGAACCGATGCGCAGAGCAGATCGAGAGGTTAAAGGGAGTACAGATACCGACGCTACGCAAGTACGGATCAATAACTAAGGCTGCATATCTTGGAGTACGAGGCGAACAGTGGAAGCCTTACGCCAAGTCAAAGACAACGCCGCAAGAGCAGAGCAAGCAAGCATTGCTCGAGCGTGTTCGCCGATTGCGCGAGGAGTAACCAAGACGGGAGGGGCGCAAGCTCCTCCTTTTCTTTTGTGTGCTATCAGCGATAGGTCGTAACCTTCCATTGCATAGCACCGTGATGCGTCAGTTTCCTGCAACAGTCGCAATAAATACACGCATTAAAAACTAATTATGTAACCTAGATAATCAAATGAATGAGAGGAACTAACAATGAAACCTTTACACATATTCCGTACGCCCAAGGATTGGGACGAAATCATGCGCTGGATTAACTGTCACCCAGCTGAGCAGAGAGCCATGATAACTACAGTGGCAGCAATGACTTGGAATTTAGCAGCAAAGATTCACAACGAATCTCTTGATGAATGAAACGAATTGAACTACACCTTAACTGTAGCTGCACACTTGCAGTATGTATGTACATGTAATGAAAGGATAAGATATGGAATACGAGTATCACTTCGAAAGCGATTACGGATTAGAGTCAGGCTTAATCAAAGCTAAGAACAGACGCGCAGCAATCGAAGAGCTCAAGCGCATGTACCCTGATGACTGGGGTGCTGATGGTTTTATCACTAACGAAAACAACGATCAATTCCCAATCAACTGGTAAGGAAATACAATGAACGTAAGCACATCAATCCACCGTGTAACTAAAGTCACTCAACAAAAGATGGTGTACTCAAACATGACTGTTACGAATCTTTTCATCAAGCAATCGAACGGAGAAACTTACCACCTATCTTTATTTAACGACAGCAAGAGCGAAACAATCTGGAACGTAGAGCCTGACGGCGTAGGAGGTAAGTAATATGCTGAGCAAAGCACCTAAAATGACACGAGCGCATTACGACTTCATCGCTGATGTAATAGCACCTCAAGTATCGTGGCCCACTAAGCTGCGCGACATCGCAGATGAACTCGAGGCTACAAACCCAGCTTTCAACAGAGGTAAGTTCTTATCTCGGGCTACGAAAGCATGGGAAGCAGCACAAGGTGTAGATGAATTGAATGACGAGGTGCCATATGAGCGATTCCAATGAACACAAAGACTGCAACGAGTGCGGAGGCAAAGGCGAAGTCGAAGAAGACTATGTTGAACGCGCTAGCTTCGACAATGATTACGGATTTATCAGCACTGAGTGGGTTGAATGCCAAGAGTGCAACGGAACGGGAGAGCAAGATGATTGATATACTAGAGGAAGCATCCGAAGTTATTAGCGGTGGAAGACAAGATGAATACGGAAAACCAGAAGATTCGTTCAAGAAGATCGCTTCTTTGTGGAGCACACATCTCGAACAAAACATAACAGAGCAAGACGTAGCTCTCATGATGGTGCTACTTAAGGTGGCTCGAGTACCTGATGGCAAGAAGGCTAGCCGAGATACGATGGTAGACATCGCAGGTTACGCAGCTATCGGCAGTACACTTAACTGGACTTGACCAACTAGCTGCAATCATGCAGTAAGTACAGATGAAATCATACCTGCAAACAATCAAAGACAAAGCGAAGGCGTATGATGTGCCTTTGCTTACAGCCTTTAAGTCGGCTGACATACCAACATCTACGTATTACCGCACCATCAATGCAAAGACGGAGCTCAGGTATGACACCGCAAGAAAGGTAATCAAGAACCTTGAAAAACTTCACGCACTTCAAGAAGCCCGTAAGCATACCGAGCAGTTACGAGATGCTGGTTCAAGAGTTGACATACGCAAGACAAGGGCAAGGTTTAAGCCAAGAAGCTCTGGCGCATAACATAGGATGTACGTCATCGCTCATCCACAAATGGGAAACGCACAAGCGCATCCCGTCAGGCTTCATGCTAATGTGTTGGTTGGATTCTCTTGAGTACGAAATCGAAATTAAAAAAAGGGTTAGTCCTTTGTGATTCTTGCGGAGATAACGTAACGAACTTCGTTGCTGTCTTAAAGAATGACCACGGACGCACGATGAATAAGCACTGGTTCATATGTATGAACTGTTATTATCGTGATGACTTCTGGCAAGCACGTATAGCTGAGAAGGTAATGCAATCGCAGCCGAACAAACCTAAACGCAAAGGCCCATCAACAAAGAACAGCGTGAGTAAGGACGCATGGGATACAAGCACAACCAAGAAATCAACATGGGATACTGACTGGTGAGATTAAAAACATCAGAGATCGCAGACAAACGTAAAGAATTACTCAAGCAACAGAAGCATATATGCCCACTGTGCAAGGGCAGCATGAAGGCAGGTCATAAGAACCCAGCCTTAGATCACGATCACACCACGGGATACATACGAGACGTGTTGTGCATGAACTGCAATGGCATGGAAGGTAAGGTCTTCAACTTAGCTCGACGTTGTGGTGCAGGCGAAGAGATAGAATGGATCACTAACTGGTTAACATACCAGTGGAGGCATGTTCACCCACAACACGGTGGCTTACTGCACCCGACACACAAGACAGACGATGAGAAAAGAATAGCTCGTAACAAACGAGCACGTAAAAAACGAACGGAGAAAAAACATGGACTCACAAAGCGCAAAGATTCTTAGCCACCTCGAGACTGGTAAAGAAATAAGCCCAATGGAAGCACTGAATATGTTCGGATGCTTCAGATTATCTGCTAGAATATATGACTTGAAGGAAGCTGGATGGCCGATTGTCTGTGACAGACGTGACATCGGTGACGGTAAACGTGTCGGATTCTATTCAATTAAATAAAAACTTCTGCGTAATAAACTAATTTTATAACCAAAGGAACACTCATGCTACGTAAAGATGGAGCACTAAAGACAGGCCAGTGGGAGGACGACGAGGTTCTTGATGCACTGATACTCAGAGATAAGAACTGGACGATGCGAGACATCGCTGTGTTCTTAGGGCGCAGCCGTAACTCAGTAATCGGTGCAGTAAATCGTGTCGTCACCGAGACAAACAAAAGCGAGGGACGAGCATGAGCGACAGGAGAATCAAGTCATTAGAAAACAATCTCAATGAATCACGTAAGCTCATATCAGTCATGCAATCTAAGATCGCTAAGCAACGCGAAGCCCTTGATAACAAAGAGAAACGTATCAGTGCACTCCAAGCAGACAAGCAGTCAATGAAGAATCAAATAAATAATTATCGTGACAAGAAACTCAACGACTATGATCCAGAAAAAAACGGCGACAGCTATATATAACCGCCGCCAGTTGGGAGGAGGAGACCATGGACTTTGATCTCATAGCAGACATAGCTTTATCTAGGATAGACAAGCCGTATGCTAAGGCAACTCTGATAGAACTCGCTAAGTACAGCAACGGTCAAGGGGAATGTTACCCTTCACGAGATACGCTTGCGCTTGGCAGTCAAATACCACTGCGATCTATTGCTCGTTCACTGAAGTGGCTTGAAGTTAATGGTCACATCAAGGTCAAGCAAAGAAAAGGTACATCTAATTTCTATGTTATCACATGTATGGAGGACGAAATGACAGACGATACCCGTGCCAAATTGGCACACGAAGTAGTTAGTAATATTACTATACTAGATATTAATAAAGTAAGTAGTATTTCACGTGCCAAATTGGCACACCCTCTCGATACAGAAATGTTCTGGGCGTTCTGGTCTACGTATCCACGCCGCATCGGCAAGGGCACAGCACGTACTGCCTTCGCTAAGGCTACTAAGTTCGAAGACCCGAACGTCATCATCCAAGCTGCACTAGATTACACCAAGCACTGCGAGGTCATGGGTACTGAACGCCAGTTCATCCCGCACCCTGCCACTTGGCTCAACCAAGAACGCTGGGAGGACGAGCTCGAAACAGAAATGCCACAGAAAAAACTAGGAGGATTCCTCGATGAACTATGACGAACGCATGGCCTACCTCAAGGACTGGTTCAAATCAGACATCATAACTCGCTTCGCTATGCCTCGTGACCTTGAGCCTAAGATGGTTGCGATGGATGTGATCGACACTATCAACGCCAACATACCTAGCGGAGTTAACGAGCAGCGCATGGCTTTGTTCACTGCTACGATTACCAAAGAAGCAACACGTAATGCACGTACCCGCGTCCTCCCCACTGCTAAAGAGTTCTTGGAAGCAACCAAGACTGCTACTAGCAGCGGCGTAGAGGCCCGTACAGCGCCATCAACGTATGCCAATGACCCATTCGCCCTGACTGCCAAGACCGTGCTCTCAGGCGGCGCTATTTCAGACATGTATTTATCAGGTCACTCACGAGACAAACTCATTAACGAGTACGGCATCACAGATGCTGACCTCGCACCATACGATAAGTATATTTCTACACGAAACGCTTGAACATACTGCGCATAAGCAGTACATATAAACAGTACAAAGAAAGGTAAGACATGAATAGATTAGGATTTATAGGCGGATCAGATTGCGTGAAGATCATGCAGGGGGAATGGTTAAAGCTCTGGCAGATCAAGACAGGGCTCATCGAAGGCGATGACCTCAGCCGCAACATAGCAGTGCAACTCGGCATACACACTGAAGACTTCAACATCAATTGGTTCGAGACTGAGTACGGATGCACGGTCAAGAACCAGCAAGCTGAGTACACTCAAGACATCAGCGGTGTGCCAGCTAAGGGTACAGTCGATGGCATGTTCGGCAACGCTATCGTTGAGGCCAAGCACACGAACTCATTCAACACTATGGATAAGGCGCTCGAGTTCTACATGCCACAGATGCAGATGTACGCGCACCTCGCTGACGCAGAGGGAATCTACTTGTCAGTCATATTCGGTAACAGCAAATGGGAGAGCACGTATGTCTCACGTAACCAAGAGTATTTCAATTCTATGTGGGCAGTGGTGTCGGACTTCTGGGGCTACGTTCTACGGGATGAAGAGCCAGTTGGTATCGACGTACCTGACATCAGCATCGACAAGATTGAGGTGGACAAGATGGTCAAGCGAGACGCCTCAAGAGACAACGCCTTCATCGCAGCAGCGCATGACTACATCGAACACGAACCAGCGGCCAAATCATTTGAGGCTGCTAAGAAATCCTTGAAGGAAATGGTCGGGCAGAATGAGCGCGAAGTGTACAGCAACAGCATCACCCTCAAGAGAGACAAGCGTGGGTCACTACGCATAACAGTAAGAAGTTAAGGAGATAAACATGAGCGACACAGCAATCAAAGCACTGATCAAAGCACAGCAATCTATGGAGTCAGTCAAGAAAGACAGCTTGAACCCGCACTTCAAGAACCGTTACGCCTCACTCGAAGCAGTGATCGACGCAACGTCTAAGGTATTCCAAGAGCACGGCTTCGCAGTAATGCAACCTTGCGGACGCGACGAGCTCGGGATGTACGTAGAGACTAAGATACTGCACTCATCAGGCACCACGTTCTCGAGCCTTGTGTACCTCGTTCTTAGCAAGCAAGACATGCAAGGACTAGGCAGCGCAATCACGTACGCACGGCGCTACGGATTACTAGGCATGGCCTGTCTTGCACCAGAAGATGACGACGGAAACCTAGCAGCCAAGCAAGACAAGAGCCGTTCATCAGAAGATACACCTGCATCAGGCGGGTGGTAAACCACGGGGCAACCCGACAACAAGGAGCCAGAAGCATGGCAGACTATGACAACACTAACCGCGGCGCAGCCTTCGCGCCATTCGAAACACAGAAGCTGATCCTTCAAGGTAAGATCAATGACGGTGGGATAGATCGTAAGGTCACGTTCACTAAGGACACAACACGCGATGGCAAGAACGTTATCGAGGTGTACGAAAAGATCGGCGTCTTATTCGAGAACGACAAGAAAGGTAACGAAGCAGCGCCTGATTACACAGGCCCATTCAATGAGTTCAAACGTCTAGCTGCATGGCGCAAAATGAAAGACGGCAAGCCTTACATGACATTCAATGTGTCTGAGCCGCAGCAGCAATCACAGCCTGCACAGGTAGCATCTATTGATCTCGGCGGTGATGACATACCGTTCTGATTACAAGCGGGGCTTCGGCCCCGCACATTACGATAGGAAAAAATATGCATTACGAATTAACAATACAAGAAATCGTTGAGACCATCGCAGAAGAGTACCAACTCCCAGTCAATGCAGTGCTAGAGAAGAGACAGTATCCTGAGCTAGTATGGGCTCGGCGCAAAGCAATGCACGAAGCACTAGAGATGGGATACCCGAAGTCTGAGATCGCTGACTTCTTTAACCTCGATGACTCAACAGTTTCTCAGGGCGTTAAGGTTTTCAAAGCTGACCTTGAGTCAGGCCGACGCATGAAGAACCAAGAATCACACGAGCGTTACGAGAAGATAGTTTCTTTGAGTAGGTCAGGGGTCCCACCTAAAAAAATATCAGCGGACCTTAACGTGAAGTACACAACCGTGACCTCTATAATCCGACGCGCAAGAATAAGAGGTGACGTACCATCTTTCCTCGTCCAGCGCACGAAGTGGAGGAGCAACCCGCGGTCACTTAGAGATATGATCCGAGCGCACGGCACACGACTCGGCAGTACATCAGAGATGATGGAGTCACACATGAGCAAAGAGGTGCGCGAATACTTCGTGAACATCTCAGTAAAATCTAATTACTCATGCGTGGTTGAGTGCATGGCTGACTACCTGACGGACATCTACTTCAACGAAACTCAGAAGGAATCTTAATATGGAATACCAAGAAATGATTATCTCGAACGTGCACACTCGTGGCTTTGCCTTCGCTGTATGCAGAGAAACAGGTGAGCAAGTATTCATCCCACCGTTCGTTGCGCTATTGCAGAAACTAGAGGTCGGCATCAGTGTAAGAGGACAACTAGTTGTTAACCCTAAGAACGGCGCTAACAACACAACTCCGTGGCAGTGCATTTCTATCAAAGAGATGGAAGATAAACCTGAGGTTGATGCAGTGCAGCCGAGCACACCTGATGCTGCTATCTTAGAGTTCATTATAGATTCTAAGGGAGGGTATCTCACAACAAAAGACATCGCTGAAGATTTAGGTATCGAGCACCGAACGGCTGGCAACGCAGCGCAAAGGTTATTCAATGACGGAAGAATCGCAAGGGCTGAGGTTCACGGCAGGCCAGACCAAACAAGAGCAACGATAATACTATGGGCTGCAACGCCTAGGTGTTTTGTGACAGAGTAATCGTGTGACTGGGGCATTAGATTCTACCAACGCAATCTGTCAAAAGGTTAAAGAAAACCCCAGCCACAATATTTTATACTACCAACTCAAAGTGAGGTCCATCAATAAACGGCCTACGACCCTGTGATCTGCGCAAATCAATGTAGCTATTCATTGCACCCTCCATCGTGTACTCCCACTTGCGTAGGTCATTGATGTGCCAAGCTGCACCCCAACGAAGCCGAACACCCAGCGTATCGCCAGCCTCTTTCATTGCATCAGCAAGATCATCGTACAGGTTGAGCTCCCATGAGCCACGACCTTCGATGTATGCCATGAGATCAACAGCATGACCCGTGAGGTGCTTAGACTTCATGGTCTGTGACGCACCCTTAGCAACCAGTGCCTTCTGCATCTCAAGCGTTCGCATGCCTTGGATAACACCGAAGTCAATCTTGGTGGTTGTGATGGCCTGCTTGACGACAGCAACCAGCCGCTCATCTACGCCCTCAAGCCGATCAAGGCTGCGCTGTGATAGTTTGTAAGTCATTTCTTAAACCCTTTCATAGTTCTGATACCAAAACTTGCGGCGATGCTTGCATACATAGCCCATTGAAACCAGCTTGGTGCGCGCTCTAAGTTCGCGAAACCTTCTGCCATGTACGGCTGCAATGGCGGAATGAAACTCCCGATAACGATGGCGATAAACGCGACAGTCCATGCTTCATCCTTCCAGCTATCCCTGCTTGCCTCGATAGCTGACTGCTCCCAAGAGATTTCACCAGTGGCGATCTTCATCTTGGTCTCAGCTTCAGCTTTCTTAACAGCAGTCTTGCCGTCGATCACGCTGGTTGCCAGACCGACAACGCTAGTTAGTATTGCACCAATCATTTCTTAGCCTCCATCGCATTGAACCCAAAGTAAGCAGCGACAACACCTGACGCAGCAACAACATACACAGTAGCGATATCAGCGATCAATTTAGCAGCACTGTCTAAGCCAAGCGCAGAGGCCGCTACGATAGCAAAGGGGTACAACAGCATACCAGCAGCACAAGCTGTGGTCAGGCGGCGCTGTGTGTCGCGCTTAGCGTCATTGTCATTCATCTCTCGCCAACGATCTTCGAGCGCCAGCTTTTGCCACTCAACCTCGTCGATCTTTCCGTTTTTGTTTAGGTCAGCTTTCTCGAACTGTGTCATATCAATTCCTTTTCGACTGTAAGAGTTTTAAAACCTCTGCAAAATTGCGACCCGACTTGGCAGCTAGCCCTTCAATGACAACTTCTAGGTTCTTATCAAACAGACTAATAATTTCTGCATCTTTCATATTAGCCATCAACCTTAATCCTAAAGCAATGCAGGTACTCATTGTTCTTGGTCACGAGTACAGTTGCCTTTGTCAGTTGAGTAAAGCAATCATTTTCGGAAACGTACTGACCGATCTCGAAGTGCGTAACGACGGTTGTTAGCTGCATCCAGACGAGAACCCACATCACCACTTCTCCATGTATCGACCAAGAAAAAACAACAACGCACCAACGCCACCAAGACTAGCCAGCCCACTCAAGGACCAAGCGATAGCTTGCATTAGCTCTGCGCGTTCTTTTTCTTTTTGCTTCTGCGCTGCACGGCGAGCCTTACGCGCTTCAGCCTGCCAAGCTATCCAGCGGTCCCAAGTGCCAGAAGGCGCATACAATCTGCACCAAGACTCGAGCTCACGTCGCTTTTCCTTAATGTCTTCAAGGGCTTGGAACTCTTCCCAATCACCCTCGGCCCCACCTGTTATAGCTGTAAGAGGATTTTTCTTCTTACGTTCTACTGCGTCTTTAAGATCAGCTTCGGCATTGAGGAACTTTCCAACGTGACCCACCATGCCTTTGACCTCGCGGCCATTCGCTAAGCAGGTCTTGATGACCCCATACGCTGCGTTGGCTGCCATGATTGTTTCAAGCACAGCCATAGCTAAAGCCTATCCCATTTTCATTAGCACAGTTACTAAGAGTGCAATGATAGAGCCAGTGGCTGCAAGCATGATAGATTCCATGCGCTTAACGCGAGTAAACAAATCCTTGAACTGGATTTTAACCTCAGTCTTTATAGCAATCACCTCTTTTTCAAGGCCGTCAATGCGCTCATGCGCCGATGCTACTGTTCTCTTATCCATTGCTTGACCTCAGTTACGGCTTCGTAGGCCATGTAATGTTAGTTGGGAAACCATCTTGGTCCGTGATGTCACGTAGTGCCTGACGGTATGTCGTCATGTCGTCTGACATTATAACATCAGAGTTAGCGCACCAGTCTGTTTCGGTTAGGAGGTCGTTACGCAAGGTACGTGCATCATCAGCACCCTTCGCTACAGAGGTATAATTCTGCAACCAAACACCTTCAGTAAGAACAGGGAAGCCATCCTCGACCACATCAAACCCCACTGCCTCATCAGGCTTGACGCCACTCTGCACTCTATACACATCTTGAGCATTTAGATGCGCATCTGATACATGTTCTCCGTAAGTCGTGTATTTATTATCCGCACGAAATTCAGACGTGCCGTACTGAATAGGTGTACCATCAACTATTTTGACTAGTTCAATACTCATGTTTCTGAAACTCCTATAATTTGCACATCCGTGCCGCCATTATTAGTCTGGAAGTCTATTGTATATAAACCGTTGAGTTCGGTACTGGGTAAGCTAGCAGGGTTGGTAATTGAAGATGGGAATGTTGCTGATGCTACTGGTCCCGCAACCCAAGTTTTCATAGAGCCACCATAGCTCAACGAAATAGTCGTATATCGTGACCCATCATCTGATAAGTCCATACCCCCTGAAATAGCGCCGCCTTGGTGGGAAAAGGAATCTACAAAGCTGGCTGTGCTTATATTCCAAGCCGTACTCAAGTTAAATCTTTCTACTTTTTGTGGCCCGTCTCGCCCAATAGTATACAGTTTTGTCCCATCCTGACTTAAAGCGCCACCCCAAAGGTCTACTGTACGAGGTGAAGAAAACTTTTTAGAGCGCACAAAACTTGCCGAGTTAACATTCCAAGCTGAGCTTAATGAGAATTGAGAGACGCCATGCGTTTCACCGAACACAAACATTCTTGTGCCAGTGTTGTTGAACCAGAGGTCCTTGCCGTACCTGCCAGAAACGCTAGTAGTATAAACTTGAGTTCGTGACGATTGTATATCCCAAGCTGTACTTAAAGTGTACTGTCTTACAGAGCCGTTGTAATTCATTGTGTAGAAAGTAAGACCGTCTGGCTTAAAGAAAATACCAGCAGGCTGGAAACCCATACCCGTAGTCTGCCTTAAAACTGAGCTCGATGTAAAATCCCAAGCTTTAGCGTAATTTAGTTGCTTGATAGTGTCGGAACTGTCGTCACATGAGTAAATACGCAAACCGTCTTGTTTTACAAAAAGACCATAAGGTTGGCTAATGTTTGTAGAGTCTTGGTTGAGAAGTGCTACGTTACCCAGAGTGAAAGAGTAACTGGATGCAACCTTGGGTACAAAAGAATACTGCCAGTAAGCGTTTGTTGGTACGTTGGTAAAACTGACCGTTGTATCCCCGTTTACTAATCCAGCCGTCTGATCAAAGAAATTGTTATTGCCTACGTTCAGAGAGGGTGCGTTCCCTGTCACAGTAACGGGGTCGTACCCGCCACCAACACCAGCAGCACCAATAGCAGTTGCCGTAGTCGCATCAATAGACGCAATGTTTTTAAGCTGGCGACCAGAGCTAATGACTTCAGAACTTCCAACACTTAAAGACGTGATATTTGGAGATGCAGTCAAGTTTACTGTAACGCCGCCGCTTGAGCCGCCGCCCGTCAGGTTTGTTCCAGCAGTCACGCCCGTAATATCGCCTACGCTTGTTGTGTAGCCAGCACCGTTAGATAGCTGGTTGTTGTTTGTGATGTAGTTCGCGTTAGTCGCACCAGTGTACCCAAGGTTAGCTAGTGTAAGGTTACGTGTAGCAACCGTAGCGTTAGCGTCTGTGACGTGACCAAGAGTATCTGTAGTGATATTGAAGTCTAAGTCAGAGATAACTGTAGCACCACTCAGAGCGCCTGTGTCTACACTAGCGTCATCGCCAGCATGAGTAGGGTGAGTGTACTGCGCAGCACCAGCAATGGTTCCGTTAGCAGCGATTGTAATGTTTGAACCAGCGGTTAGTGCTGCGACTACATTAGCTGTGTCTGTTACGTTAGCACCCGCTTCAATACCGTCGAGCTTAGCGCCATCTACAGATACGTTACGACCATCAAAGGTTGAGTTCGTAGTGATAGCACCAGTCATAGCACCGCCAGCTTTAGGCAATTTCTCACCAAGAGATGTAGCTGTAGTAGTTGCAAAGTTAGCGTCATCACCAAGTGCGGCCGCGAGTTCATTCAGAGTATTCAAAGCAGCAGGCGATGAATCAACTAAGTTAGAAACAGCAGTGTCTGTATAGCCCGTGTAGTATGAGCCTTGCTGTCCGTCTAACAAATCAGCGTTGATGTTAAGGGCATCGATGTCAGCTTTGGTTTGGTCAGCAGTAGCACCGCTCTCGATACCGTCGAGCTTAGTACCATCCACAGATAAATCGCGGCCATCAACTGTCTGAGTGCTAGAGAAGGTAAGGTTGCCTGTGAGGCCACCACCAGTAAGCGGCAAGAATCCAGAGCCAGCAGTAACGCCTTGCTCCCATGCAGAGCCAGTATAAACTTTTAGGCTATCGCTGGTTGTGTTGTAGAACAAATCTCCTTCGTCATTATTAGACGTAGGGTCTGTAGCACCTGACCTGTATCGTGCAGCAAAATCGTTTACTGTTGTTAGGTTAGACGCAACTGTATTCACGCTGGCAATAGAACCACTAACTGTATTTACGTTAGATATTGCTCCAGCGACTGTTCCGATTGTGTCTGAGCCAGCAAGGTCTCCAGCAACAACTCCGATGTCAGCTTCATCTCCCGCCACAGAAGTGACGTTAGCAGCAATACCTGCGACGCTAGACACGTTAGAGCTTATACCAGCTACTGTCGTTACGTTGCCTGATATGCCTGAGACGGTAGAAACGTCAGATGAAATACCAGATACTACACCGATGTCTGTTCCATCCGCTGCTACTGTAGACACATCAGAGGAGATACCAGCGACGGTTGTTACGTTAGCATTAATACCCGCAACAGTATTTACGTTTGATATACTGCCGCCGACTGTGTTCACATTTGAAATAGAACCAGCAACTGTTCCGATATTATCAGAACCAGCTAAGTCAGTCGCAACTGTGCCGATGTCTGCTGCATCTCCAGCAACCGCTGTGACGTTAGCGGAAATACCAGCAACAGTGGTTACGTTTCCGCTAATACCTGCTACTGTTGTAACATTACCTGATACACCTGAGACTGTAGATACGTTAGATGAAATACCAGCGACCACACCAATGTCGGTGCCATCAGCAGCTACTGTAGTCACTGCGCTGGAAATGCCAGACACTGTGGTTACATCTGAAGAGATACCAGCAACTGTGGTGATGTTGGCATCGTTATCAGCAACTGTGCTTAGGTCAGCCACAGCAGCGGCGGTTGCCATAAGGTTTAAGTCTGCAACAAAGTCTGACGTGGCCAACAGGTTTAAGTCACCAACGATGTCGTTAGTCGCGAGAGTGTTGATGTCACTGACGATGTCTGAAGTAGCAAGCGTGTTAAGATCGCTAATAATATCAGATGTTGCTAAAGCATTAAGGTCAGAAACAATGTCTGATGTGGCAAGCAGGTTAATGTCAGAAATTACGTCTGTAACTGCGAGTGCGTTTAGGTCGCTTACAAAGTCAGTAGTAATCAAAGCAGCTTTTCCAGCAACCGCTGTTACGTCTGCGGAAATACCAGCAACCGTTGTGACGTTAGCGTTGTTTCCAGCTACTGTATTAATGTTTGATGTGTTTCCAGCAACTGTTGTGACGTTCGCAGCTATACCACCAACTGTTGTGACGTTCGCTGATATACCTGCAACCGTTTGGATTACATCAGTAGCATCAGTACCGTCCTCGATGTGAGCTAAGGTCTGAATGTCAGCAGCCGCGTTAGCAACAGACTGTACGTCAGAAATGGTTGGACCTGCTTCTACAGCACCTGTTGTAGCGTTAAAGGCCATGACCTTGCCCTTACGATCCGAAGTAAGGAGCATAGAAGGAGCGACTTCGCTGTTACTGAGGTGAACAGTGCGATCAGCTTTATCTTTGAGGTCTGAAACCTGAGCAACAATCGTATCTAGCTGTTGATTCAGTGACGCTCGGTTAATGTCTTGACCAGCAACAAAGTCAGTAGTGCGCTCGAGTGCAACGCTACGAACGAGAACAACGCTAGAACCACCAGTCGCACCAGTAACAGACATAGTGACTGTAGATGCTGAGAGCGTGTAATGAGAACCTTGAGTTTTCAGAACGTCGTCAAGGTAAACAGAAACGTCAGCGTCCTCGAAGAACTCAAACGGAACCGTGAACGTAGTCTGCACTACGCCTTGAGCTACTGTATAGCTAGCGCGTGGATTGTTGTCTGAAATATCAATGGTCATGCTTCACCCCTTTTGGCAAAGATGCACAGAAGTTAGAGCTCCATCAACGCACAAAACCCCTATGACAATTAATACCGCTTGAACCCAGATGGTCCATCGAGCTCGGTCTCCATTGCGTTCGTCATGTTATTAACGAACCCCTTCAAGAACCAGAGCCGCATGTACGGAAGGCTACGGATGAAATCTTTTGATCCACCGCCCACGTCACCGCTTACCATATCCCAAGCACCGCGGGTTAAGTCCGCAGTAATACTAGGGCCAGCGCCGAGAAGACCAGTAGCTGCATCAATCGCGTCAGGCTTTTGAGGATACCTCGGGGCCAACACGCCTCCAGTTATGTTCGGGCCACCTAAAGCAAGAGACGTAGACATAGCAGTATAGAACAAGTCTGAGTAAATTGCGGCAACACCTGAGTAATCAAACGATCTCGCGAATTGATCCGAGTATTCCATCTCAATATAGTTCGGAGTTTTGAGTTGCAGCGCCATGTAGCCAAGGCCCATTGCAATAGCTGTACCTAGATACTGGTTCTTGAGTTGACCGTGAGCCATAGCTGCTGTTGTTTTGTTTGTTGCTGCAAGTGCGTAGCTGTAGAATTGGAAGGGCAATCCAAGAAGACCGTTCTCTATTCGAGCGTAGCCCGTGAACTTAGCGTCCTCTTTCATTCCGAACTTACTCGCAACGCGCATTGGGATGTAGACAACACCATCAGTAATGATTGGTTTATCCGCAGGCGTACCCATGAGGATTGTGTTTGCAATTCCAGAGCTCAAAGCGTTACGGAATGACTTAACGGTATCAGGAGAAACCCGAGCCTGCTTTTTTATCTCTGCTGTAGCTAGATCGTTAATTGCGTTTTCGTATCCAGCCTTGCCAACCTTAGTTCGCCTATCGAATCCAAGTGATTTAGCAGAATGAATAGTGTGCATAATTTCGTGCATCTTAATAAATGTCACGTAGTCATTAGGGCTGTTGATGATTCCTTTTTCTATAGGAGTTACACCTTCAACTCGAGGGTTTTCCCAGCCTCGATCAGCCCACATTACGTCTCGAATGTAATCTTCGTCGATGTAAATTGTGTTGTCAGATTTACGGTAGAACGCTGGTTTGTAACGATCACCATCAAATGATTTCGTTGGACCCGTTACCACGTCAGCAGTAGTAGCAGGGAACTCAATAGTGTCTGTCCACGCTTCTGTGTTTGCTAAGTAAAACCCAGTCTGAGACTTCTGGTGCGGAGCGGCTGCGATCTTCTTCGCCATTTCAGCATCAATGCCGTACCGAGCAAGGTATTCAGTTTCCATCTTAGATGCCTTACCCTGCGTCAAGCGAACGGAGTAATCAATTAATGTGTTGCTGCGCATCATGCCGTCGAAGTCTTTGAACAACCGAGTGATCGGGCCTAATCCGTTAAGAGTGAAAAAAGCATCCGTGGCTTTATCTAAGAAGTCTGCACGAAGAGGGTTATTCCCCATGTCCTCGACTAATCTGAGGTGAGCGTTACCCATTAACATTTCAAGGGCCTCACTAGCCATCCGAGTTTCCTTAGCTCCTAGCTTTAACTGCTCGTCTTTAAGAACACCAAACAAACCACGCATTGATTTACCAATGCCGTGCTCCATCATAATCTTTGCAGGCTCTGTAATGGTCATAATACCAGCGGAACCGAGGTAGTTCAGCTGAGCTGCGCTACGCATCAAACGTGCAGTAGTTTGGTTCATAGCATCTGGCTCACGCAGAACAGTGCCAGCTACTCTGTCGTGCATGTGTCGTATGTCTTTTAGAACTGCGTTTATATCGTCCTCTTTCATTCCAGACTTAACCATCTGAATGACTTTTTCGTCTAGCACGTCATCAATGTTTTTGTTTTCAAACTGTTTAGCGAACTCGTACTTAGGCGAGGTACGCGCAGTGTACGCTTTCATAACTGCTATGGGGTTGTTGTGTATAAAATCCAAGACTAGCTTGTTCGGAATATCAATCCCGCGATGCTTCATATGCTTTGATTTGCCGTGACCAAAACTAGCAACATCGAAATCAGTTACGTCTTTTAGTCCAAGAATAGAATCAACAGCAAATACTGCGCGTCCTCTTACATCTTCTGGGCGTGTAGATAGCTCAGTCTTGCCGTACTGTCCGTCAGCTCTTTTGTTATAAGCTGTTGGGTTCGCGCTAAACCAGTCAAAAAGAATGTCTTCAAGCGCCTCACGGTTGTTTCTGATGTATGTTTTATCCCAGTATCTCGGACGAAACACCTCTTCGTTAGAAGGAAGCGTGGGGCCAGATTCGTCCATGTCAGCAATAGCTGCTTTGCGGTCTGCTATCTTAGCTTTGTTTTTGTCGATAATAGATTGGATTTTTCTTCTATTCGTAGTTGTTGAGCCAACGCCCACTCCATCGAGCTGTGCTTGCAAGTCGGTAACAATAGTCTCGCGTCTCGCTACATCTTTCAGAAAGAAACTCTTGTTGCCGAACATGCCTTGATCGTTTAATCGTTTTTCCCAAGAGGCGTAGAAAGCATTAAGGCGTTCCATTGCCTGAGCTTCGTAGTCATTAGCTGCCTTCTCACCGCTCATAGCTTTTCTATCTACAGAAGTTAGCCAATCCTCATATTCAGCGCGACCATACATACGGTCCATAACTTGAGTAACACCCTTGCTGTGTGACTCGCCCCATATGCGCGTGAGGTCATCGTTAGTACCGACCCACTCAGCTTCCCTGAGCTTTGCGTTTTGGAATACAGAGTTCTTGAGAGCCATCCCAACCTTGTTACCAGCAAGCAGAATACCAGCGTCATTAGCGATCTCGAGCATGGTTAGTTTTACTTCATTCGGGATGTCAGGATTTTGTAGTGTGCGTTTCATAGGGGTTGTTACGCCCTTATAAAGCCAAGAGTTCGTAAACATGCTGTCTGCTATGTTCGCGTCGAACTCAACTCCATCAATGGGTTCAATAGCTTCGCGAAGTTTTTGTATTTCTTGTTCAGCGCTTTTCTGCGCTTTAATTCGTCTAGCAGCAGGGACTCTAGCAACACCACCGATTGCAGAACCAATGAGAAAAGCAGAACCGATATTCATTGCAGTTTCTGAAGTAGTGCCTAGAGCATCTAGTGGTGCTCGGATTGCCTCTTGAGCACCAACGATAGCAGCAGTCCCTGCGCCTGTACGCGCAGCAGCAGAGCCTACAGAGCGCAACCTATTAACGGAAGCAAACGGCAGTGCAATCCAATTAACTGGGTCAAAAACCTCAACACCCATAGATGTAACAAAACCAGACCTTGATAGGGTTTCTCTAGTTCCTTGCCCCTTGCGCAAACTACTGGCAATGAAATCCATTTGAGCCTGACTCTTAGCGCGTACCATTGAGGTTCCGTATTGCATGAGGTCTTCGGGTATATTGTCACTTGCGACGAACCCTTCCTCAATTACATTATGGAACCTGCTTTTTTCCGTAGCCCGATTCATAAGCGGAGCGTACTTGTATGAAAGACTAGCACCAGCTGTGTCTGCAATACTTGGTCCTGATCTGGTGCCTAACATTTCTGGAGTGGCTTCAATCACACGAGAGTCAGTTAGCGCGTTCTTCATGTTCATTAGTTAGTTCTCCGAGGCATGACCGCTGTGTTTAGATTGAACTGATTCTGAAGAGCATCAAGGTCTTCTTGTCTTTCAATGTAAATATTCTCTTGATCTTTAATTTCGCCCAAGAGCGTTGTTCTTTCGTTGTCAGCGCGTTCTTTGCGGAACTTGTCAAGAGCACTCAAGTCAAACATAGGAAGGATGTCACCACCTCGTTCTGAACTTGGCTCAACGCTAGAGCCCTCATTTTCTGGGCGCACACCCTTGTTAAAGATAAGTGGCTCGAGCTCGCTGTACTCGTTAATGAAGTGCGCAACGTAACTCGGGCCCGCAGAGCCTTCGTATGGAACTAGCATCACTTGTTTTGTTTTATCGTTTTCAGCGAACTCGCTAAGAGTAGATGCTAGTATTCCCATAGCTGGAGCTAAGACTTCTAGGCTTTGAGTAATCGCTGAGCCATAAGTAGAACCCGTACCATTAGAGCCAGCAAAGAGTGAATAACCCTCAGGCATGTTAGATTCTATTATGCGCAAGAACTCTTCACGATCAGCGTCGTCTGGAATCTGAGCGTCTAGTCCGTACTGAGAGCGTGTTAATTGACCAAGAGGCATACGCTGGTCTGCAATAAAAGGAGCCTTTGGATATTTTGTTTCTACCCAAGCGCCTAGACGTTCTTCTATTTGTTCCGTGCTTTTACCTGATAGCGCAAGGTATTCAGCAGCACCGCTGAGCTCTTGGGCTAGGATTGGGTCTGGGCTTGTAAAGAAACCATCAGTAAAATCTAAAACAAATTTAGTAGGAGTTTTCCCTTGAAGGGCTCGCTTCGCTGCGTCTCTAGAAGATGGGGTTTCTCTGCGCTCTTTTAGCGTCTGAGCAATATCTGCTACGCCGCCGCCTACTGTGTTGCGTGTTTGAAGAACATCATCTAGGAACGCTTGCTGCGTGGCTGAAACAGAATTGCCGAGATGGTTTACTAACTTACCAGTATTGCTTGCTCCGTAACGCAGGCGAGCGTAGTGGTTCATCATCGTCTCAGCACCAGCAGTCGGAACACCTGACGCTAAGTTACCCCATGCAGTTAAGACGCTAGTAGGCACAACGCTTTTCATTGCGGCAAGTACCTGCGGTGTTTCTGAAGAGGGGTCTCCTAAGTTAATCCCTGCTGCATCAAAGCGTTCTTGCTGTAGATTCTGATCTTTAGTGTCGCCTTGAACTCCACCGCCATTAGATACACGCAACATGTTTTTATTCTTAGCGTTCTCAGCCGCCCGAAGAGTTTCTTCAGAATTAGCTTTCACTCGAAGATTGTCGATGTGACCAGTGATTGTCTTTTTGTTAAGGTCAGTAGTATTCGATAAAATGCGTTGGCCTAGAGCAACCTCTGCGTTGGTCATGCCTGCTGCGGTTGTTCCGTCTTTACTTACAAAAGCAGATATTCTGTTAAGAGATGCTGCGCTTGAGTTAGGACCGAACAGGTTCAAATCACCGATTGCCTGACCTGCAAGCAATCTGCCTAGAAGCTGATTGCCTTGCGTTGCGCTAATAGCAGTACCAATTTCATTGCGTATATCGATAGCAACCTTAGAAACTACAGCAGAATCAGCCCGACCACTTGAAGCCGATTCAGATAAATCCGATACAGATAAGCTCAAGTTATAATGCTTATTAGCTTTGTCACGAGCTTCACGGGCTGAGTTTACAGTACCTGAGAGAGCAGTCGTAACAAACGCTTGGTCATCGTTGCTGTTTGTATCGTAAATGAAGTTCGAGGAGTGCAGCGCAGAAATAACACCTATCTGATTCGGCGTTAGTTTCTGCATATCTGCTGGATTATTGCTAATCATAGCAGCTTTGAACTCTGAGATATTTCCGTCAGCCGCGCCTTGAATTAGGTAAGGTCGGATAGCAGCGTGACGAACGTCTGTCTTTCGTGAGTTCAGTGCAGCCTCAGTTTTTATATCTCCGTCAATAAACATTCCGTCTAAATTAGCGAACCGACCTGAAATAATATTATCAAGATTTTTAATGCTTCCATTAACAGCAAAGGGCTCTTCTGAGTTATATGCTGAGCTAGCAGAGTCAGACGTAACATCTCCGAAAGCGTCTATGTTCATATCTAATGTAATTAATAGTTGACGAGATTCGCGTTCAGCAACGGCCTCCTGTTTAACAATCATGTCACGCTCAACTGCATCATAAGGAGAACGAGACGCGCTTAACTGACGAGCTACAACGTCTACGTTAGAAGGATCGACGTATTTAAGAAGAGCCTCGACCTTAGACTTGAGTTCTTTAGGTGCATTGCTTGATTTGCCAGTGCGAACAGCAAGGGCAACAGCATTGCGCTCAGCAGATGAATTAGTTTTAGAAAGAATAAAACTCACAGCACCTAAGGCAGTAGAAGTCCTGTAATCACTGAGTGTGCTTTGATCAGCCCCGCGTTTCAAAAGGCTTGAGTTCACACCGTTTTGAGCGCTGCTAACAGATTGTGCGATTGCATCATCAGACTCAGAAGAGAGCTCGCCTTCACCAGTAATGAAACCACCAGCAGCCGCAAGAGATCGGGCGCTATCGTTTCCTTTAGTCAAGCTAGAGACAAGGGAATCGGCTAAGTCAGCTCGTGCTTTTGCAGCAGCCTTGGTTTGTATGTTTGTTTTTGTTTGAGCAAGGAAGTCAGAGCCTGATTCAACTATGAACTCTTTGTACTTACCCGTAGCGTTGAGGTGCATTGACTCGATGTATTTCGACATCACGTTTTCGTAGCCGTCTGCATCGTAAGGGAACTTTACAGCAATTTCTTGAGCTTTGTTGCGCAACTCAGACTGCATAGATTCCTCGAAACGAGTGTCTACTATCTGCTGATATGCTTGCGAGGCAATGCGACCCATACCTTTTGGAGCGACAAATGCCTCTGGCTTTCCAGTCTCAGGGTTAAAGGTGTGGAGGTTCTTTTCTTCAATAGCCTTAGCTGTATCAATACCTCGTTGCTGAGCGTCTTCCGCTGCAACCTCAAAAGTACGTTGCTGGATGTCACCAGCAAAACGACTAATGGCCTGACCTACTTGTTCAC